ATCTTGATACGATAGTCGCGGTTCTCTTTGAAGCCCACTACGTCTCCGACCTTTAGCCCTACTTCTTCAATCCCAGAAGACGTAAATGCGACTCTACCTTTTGTTGGGAGCGCCTCATTGAGTTTAACAACTTCGATAATTTGCGATTCTTGAACTTCCTCTTCTTCGACAGGCTCAAGTAGGCTCCAGCCTTTGAGAGGCTCGATAACACCAGTATGCTGATCTTTAAAAGCAATAGCTTGATTATTGACAGCATGGTCATGGTTATACTTGACAATGTAGTGATTATCGACCCCAGTAAGTGGCTGCCCTTCTTTGAGCACCACGAGGTGATGGAAGTAAAGCGTGTCGCCAGGCTTGACGCCAGTTTCGTACTTGAACGGGACAGCCACGACAGGGCCTTCTGTAACTCTGTTTTCAAACTCATTAAATCTTGTGTCTATGTATAGCTCTAATCCGCTATCGGTTTTGATTGTATCATTTATCGCTTTTTCTAACTCGACGATAAACAAATCGAATGTTCGCATTAATTAAATTTTAGTAGCCTCCTCCGCCACCGCCTCCGCCACCTCCTGACGGAGAAGGGGAAGAAACTACAGGAGCAGGGGCAGCTTGGTTATTTGAATTGATTGTTAGATTTCTCTGCCTTCTTCTTTCTGATGTGAGTTCAGTTTGAATCGATCTAACTCTATCCGCAACAGTGCTATTTACTGGGGTTAAAAGGTCATGCTCACTATCTACGTGTTGAGCACCAACCATCGGGCCTTTTGAAACGTGGATATGATAATACCCAGTATACAGATTCCCGTTTGGCAATCTAAACTCGTTTCCTTCAGTAAGTAGGTTGTTTCTGTTCATCAGAAGTTTAAATCGTACTCTAAAACACAAGACATCTCATCTATGCTTTTCCATAGCATGGTCCCGTCTTCGTTCTCAATGTATATAAGATATCTCTGCTTTCCAAATTTATGGAG